GGTCTGGTTCCGGCGCACCTTTTTAATATCGTAAAAAAAATTTAGAGGGGTCAGGGCAAATTATTATTCCGTGATCGTGTAACCCCTTATGCCTTAAGCACTTACAGGCCGCGTTTTCTGTAAGTTATTATTCCGCTTAGACCTACCGGAATAATAATCACCCAAAAACAACATTGATTTCATTTTGCTCTTGCTAGGCAATGACACGGTAATGACCCCGTCCCCGGCAAGGTCACATGTGGTTTTTTGGTTCTGGACAAATCCGGCCCTGTAATATATCACTTGTGCATGGGTAAGGACTTTTTCAAATTGGAAGTGAACAAAGAACAGTTAGACAGAATATTTGCAGACCTGCCAACAGTTCTGAAGAAAGCTACAGCGCAGACGGTTGACATTGTAGCTCGAAAAGTCAACAAGAATCTAAAGGCTCATGTGGCTGAAAAATACAACGTTCCAAAATCCTCCATGAAGATGGGGAAATTAATTTCCATCAAAAGATCTAACGTAAGGGCCAACGTCGGAAGAGCTTCGATTTTTATCAAGAGGGTAGGGCGTGGACTCATAAAATATGGAGCCCGGCAAATTAAGCCCGGAATAACCGTCAAGATTAAGAAGGCAACGAAGACTATCAAGGGCGGCTTTATTGCCCCACTCAAAAAAGGTCAAGCTGCTGAGTTCGCATTTGCTAAGGCCAAAGGCAAAAAGGCCGGGCATATCGTCAGGCATACGAAAAAAGGGAAACCGTATATGGCCGAAAAAAGAGAAGTGCTTTACGGCCCGCCCATCGCTGACCTGTACACAAACAACAGTGCCGAAGGTGTGATAATGAAAACAATTGATAATGATTTTCAGCCGACGTTAGATGTTCAGTTTAATAAACAGTTTGAGAAGGGGGGCCGCCGGTGATTAAAGAAAGTACCCGTAGATTGCCATTGACTAAAGTTATAGCTGTTGACGTTGACGATACCCTTGTGACTCGTGGTGTTGTGAATTTCGAACTAGTGAAATGGTGTCGGGCTAGAAAAGAAAAAGGTTTTACGTTAATCCTTTGGAGTCAGAGAGGCGAACGGCACGCCAAGAAAATGGCCGAATATGCAAACGCGGTGGACGCTTTTCATTACATCATAGGAAAGCCGGGGTATATTGTAGATGATCAAGGGTGGTCATGGACAAAGTTCACACGGAGAATTAAAAAATGAGCACTAAAAATATATTACTAGAAGAAATTGACGAAAAATTGTCAGAGATGGAATTGATGACGCGGGCCGCATATGCAAGGCGCGTGAATGTTGCCGCCCGGACAATTGGGAAGTATTGTCAAAAGGGTGTCATTCCTCTCCATGATGATATGATTAACCCGGATGAAGCAGATGCCGCTTTGAAAAAATATTTAGTTGACCCTATAGGATCGGGTAAGCATGATCTAAATACCGGGAAGTTAGCCGTTGACGATGGGAGCCCAAATGAGGAAGGGGCCGGGAGTCGGAAGCAAAAACTAAATAACATTGGCTATACTGAGGCCCGGACGAAAGAGAAGAAATTAAAAATTGAGCTCTTGGAATTGGAAGTCTCATTGAGGAAAGGTCAAATGGTGCTGACTAAGGATGTGGAATTTGCCGCGTTTACAGCCGCGCGTGAAATAAGAGACCGAATGTTGAACATCCCGGATCGCGTGGCGGCCATTGTAGCGGCTGAAACGGATGAAGTGACGGTCAGAGATATCATAACAGAGAGCATTGAGAACGAATTAACGGCTTTGATTAAAGAAAAGGGAATTGTCCCAGACCGATACGACCGGGAAGACGATGACGAGTAAAATATTTATTTGAATTTATTAAATGGGTATTTAGTAGATTAATTTTACAGGAGAATATAAATGGAATTTAAAGAGTGGTATGGTACGCATTGGAAGGATGAAGAAGATACGGTAGGGGTGACTATAAAGGATGTTCAGAAAGAAGCATATGAGGCGGGATATGCAAAGAGAAAAGAACAAGAAAGAAAATTATATGGTAGAAGAAAAGAAGATAAAAATATTAAATTATAAACCGTTATGGGAGCGTTAAATATGCCGACAAGTACGCAAGCCGAAGTAATCCATAACGCCGCATATGCGCGGGGCCTGAAGCTTGACCCGAAACAGAATATTTCCGAATGGTCAGATATAAACGTTGTGCTGTCCTCTAAGGGTAGCGCGTCACCGGGTAAATATCAAACCTCACGTGTTCCATTCACGAAAGAGATTATGGATTGTCTTTCCCCCTCCCACCCTTGTGATTTTGTAGTCTTCATGAAACCTGCACAGATTACCGGGACGCAATTGATACTCAACTGGAATGGCCATTCAATTGACCTATGCCCCGGCCCGTTTCTCATTGTAGAACCTACAGTGGAGATGGCCAAAAAGCTATCTAAACAGCGATACCAAGAAATGATTGACGATAGCCCGGTATTAAGCAAGATAATAAAATCATCCAGAGAAAAAGACGGGGGCAATACCCTCCTTTGCAAAGAGTATCCGGGCGGTGTGACCATATTGACCGGGGCCAACTCTGCTAGTTCATTGCGTATGATGCCCATACGAAACTTGGCACTGGATGAAGTGGATTCTTACCCCTTAGACCTAGAGGGTGAGGGTGATCCCATAGCATTAGCGGTCAAAAGAACTACTACATTCGGGCGTAGACGCAAGATATTTATACTTTCCTCACCTACAGAGAAAGAGAATTCCCGGATAGAGAGGGAGTATTTAGAATCTGACCAAAGAAAATATAATCTGCCCTGTCCTCATTGCGGACACATGCAGCATTTGCAATGGGGTAATATTAAATTTGATCATGACAAAGCCACTTATGAATTGCTGTCAGAGGTAGTTTATATCTGTGATGATTGCGGGTGTTACATTGAAGAGAGGTTTAAGACTACAATGCTACGTGATGGCCGGTGGATTCCAGAGAATAAAGAGAAGGGTAAGTGTCCCGGATTCCATATTAATGCGCTGTACTCTCCTTTAGGGTGGTTGTCGTGGGAAGATATCGTATTAGAGTTTTTGAAATTCGAAAAGCTCAAGGACGAACCATTGCAGAAGACATGGACAAACACCGTACTGGCCGAAACGTGGGAGAGTAAAGGGGCCTCATTAGAATTTAGTTACTTGTATAATCGACGGGAGCCGGACACGGCAGAGCTTGACGAAAATATTGTTCTGTTAACATGTGCGGCTGACGTTCAAGATGACAGAATAGAAACCAAGATTATTGGATGGAAGCCCGGCGAGTCTTGTCACGTGGTGGAAACCATGTACCTGATGGGCTCCCCGGCTGAGTTGTTAGTGTGGGCCAACCTCCGGGAGTACATGCAGAAAACGTTTATGCATAAGAATGGTCAAATGCGAATCGTGGCCACCACCATAGATACCGGTGGACACTATACCGCCCAAACATATGAATTTGTCAAGACTTGTGATCCGATGTCAGTTTTTGCTATAAAAGGTTCATCCACTCCCGGCTCTCCCATAAGCGGCAAGCCTAACATTCAAAAGAATGGTGTTAATCTGTACATGATTGGTACTGATACCATTAAAAACTTGCTATTTAGCCGCCTTTTGATTGATGAAAAGGGGCCGGGATACGTTCATTTTCCTATGAAATTGGATGAAGAGTATTTTAAACAGTTGACCGCCGAGAAGCGAAAACCCAAATTTGTCAAGGGTTTTAAGAAATATGAATGGATTAAGACCCGAAAGCGTAACGAGCAGCTTGATTTGTTCGTTTATAATATCGCGGCGTTATATATTATCGCTTTTGTGATTTATCCGACCTTGACAATATCAAAAATGTTGGATAGTCTTCAGCAAAATAATGTTAAAAAGGTCTATGCCTTACCAAGAAAAAAGCGTAGGCGTGTACTGAATCCGGGGGAACATGTCACATGAGCGTAGCAAGCGTATTACTCACAAAATATGAAGAGGCCATTATAGCCGTGCTAGATGCACAATCGTATACAATCAACAACAGGTCTGTCACTAAGGCAGATTTAAGAGACCTGGAGAAGGGCCGGGATAAATACAAAAAAGAGGTAGCGCGTGAAAAACGTAAAGGAATAAGAGTCGGCGCGTTTACTTGCGTAGATAAATAATTTTTATCAGTGGGGGAATTATGAAATTGATATCTAGTGAAGAAGTAAATAATAATTTAACCAAATCAAAGCGTATATGTGCTGACTGCGGCGTTGAAATTGGATTAGATAAAGGGCCTGTTGATGGTTGGCAATTGGAAAATAAGAGTGTCGTTTGTCATGCCTGTTGTATTGCCGATACAAAACGCTTTATTGATTTGGTAATAAGTAATTTTTGATTTTGCGAGGGAGACATGGACAATAAATTGCAAAAAGTTTCATTTGAAATATCGGTAGAATGCAAAGTTCATTGTTTGGCCATTATGTGCGCCAACAATGTTCAGCATGTGTGTAATTTAAAAGGTGTGGGAGTTGATGAAACTGGCATGTGCGCGGGGTTGGTGGAGTTTAAGCCTAAAAAGAAAAAGAGCACAAGCAAGGATGGTGAGTAATGTTATTACTAGAGGATAAATCAAAAGAGAGATTTGAAGAATGGCAAAGAGAAATCATAAAACAGATGGCTATTATATTTCAAGTACCCCTTGACCTATTAACGAAAACTTATGAAAAAGACAAACAAAGTAAAATTTGAATCCCTTCCACTCTTTGCGCAAAAACAGAGAGTGACCAAGGGCGGCCAATTTGAAAGCCGTAGCGGTGCATATTTCGGCGGTTCTACCACAAGGCGTGGAGTGAAGGGCTGGTTGCCTCCACAGAGTGACGCAGATGGTGACATGTTATCAGATCGTCAAAAGATTGTTAACCGTTCCCGTGATTTAATACGTAACGCGCCAATTGCTACAGGGGCCATAAATACAAATACACTTCACGTGGTGGGTTCTGGGTTGACTATGCAGTCAAGAATTAACCGGGACATATTACAGTTAAACGAGAAAGCAGCCGCGAAGAAACAGAACCTAATTGAAAGCGAATGGAAGTTATTCGCCAACAATCTGGATTGCTCTTATAACAGGAAAGGCAATTTTAACGATAATGTTAACCTTGTCTTGAGAGGGGCTTTAGAATCCGGAGACATATTCGCGCTGTTACCTTTTGAAATGCGTAATACTTCACCATATGGATTAAAAATACAGCTTATAGAAGGTGACCGGATATGTAATGACCAAGGCGTTAAGGATACAAAGGAGAGGGCCGCCGGTGTTTGGATGGATAGCAAGGGAGCCCCCACCGCCTATGATATCAGGACAACAAATCCGGGAACGGAAAAAGGTTTTGAACGTAAATGGGATAAATACAATGCTTTCACGACTACAGGCAGACGAAGAGTAATACACGTCTACGAACAATTAAGACCGGATCAAACCCGTGGTATGCCATATCTGGCCCCTATCATGGAGATTATAAAACAGTTATCTAAATACACTAATGCAGAAATAGCAGCCGCCGTTGTTAATTCTTATTTCACGACAATTATCAAGACCCCGGACGGAGACACCGGATTTTCACCGTACTCAATGACGGAGGAAACGAACGCGTCAGACGATGACCAAGATTACAAGTTAGGCATGGGGACTTTTCTTACTATAGGCACTGACGAGGAAGTAGAATTTGCAGACCCAAAGAGGCCAAACAAGAATTTTGATGCGTTTATGATGTCCATGTTAAGGCAGATCGGCGCGGCTCTTTCAATACCTTACGAGTTGTTGAATTATCAGTTTTCATCTTCTTATTCAGCGTCAAGGTCTGCTATGTTGTTAGCGTGGAAAATGTTCAAGACAAGACGCACATGGCTGGAAAATCATTTCTGTAATTTAATTTATGAAGCATGGATGGAAGAAGCGGTATTACGCGGAAGAATAGACGCGCCCGGTTTCATGGATGATTTTGCCATTAGAGCATCTTACCTTCAAAATAAATGGGTTGGCCCTTCAATGGGACAGATTAACCCTAAAGATGAAACAACCGCCGCCCTTGATAGGATTGGTGGAAGATTAACCACCATTGCCGGTGAGAGTGCCGCCATAGGCGAAGACTTTGACAGGAACATTGATCAAATAGCGTATGAAGAAAGTGCCATGGACGAAAGAAATGTTAACCATATCGGTATGGGAGCGCGTGGTAGTACTGGTGTTCAAGGCGTTAATGCGGTAGAAAATAATGATTCAGGTAAAGATAATGACGATGAAGATAATGATGATGAAGACGAAAACAATACAAGTAAGGGGGACAAATAATGACAACACAATTCACATTATCGCCATTATGGGCCATTCTTCCAAATCAATCGGAAAAGGTTTTTCAGATGTACGACAGGCAGCTACAGTTTTACGCGAAGCCGCCGAAAGAGATGGAAGCAAAGTTCAACAGTTCTATAGACCTTTTAGACCCGGCAATATCACCCCCGACGTTTGAAATCAAGGACGGTGTGGGTGTATTGCGAATTGAAGGAATGATAATTCCAAAGAGTGATTTCTTTTCTATATTCTTTGGTGGATTTGCCGCGCTGGATATTCTTGAAAGAGATTTCCGTGAACTTGTGGGGCGTGAAGATGTCCACACCATCGTGCTGGATATTGATAGCCCCGGCGGCGATGCGTTTGGCGTTCAACAGTTTGCAAATATTATATTTGAAGCCAGATCTAAGAAACCGATTATGGCAGTAACATCCGGGATGATGGCAAGCGCGGCCATGTGGATAGGTGCGGCGGCTCACAAGACTTTCATCACTGGTGATGTTACGGTTGTGGGTTCCATCGGTACAGTCACAACTCACACGGATATTTCAGAACTTAATAAAAAAATCGGTATTACCCAGACGGAAGTGGCGGCGGGAGAGTTTAAGCGTGTCCCTTCTATGCTTAAACCATTGGACGCTCAAGGTGAAGCCGTGTTACAAAATCAGGTTGACCAAGTGAATAGCGCGTTTACAAATGACATGGCAACATTTAAAAATATCAAACCTTCAGCCGTTAAAAGGATGGCAGAGGGTAAAACCTTTATTGGAACACAAGGTATTAAAATCGGCCCCATTGATGGTATGTTGACCATGGGCCAGCTATTCGACAACATAGGTAATAAAGAGAGTACCGAAGTTTTTATTAACAAAGGGATTTATACGCTTTGTAGTTATAAAAGTAATAATTTTAATTTTTCAAAGGGAGGAAATGGCATGACGCTGATTGAACAGATTGCAGAAATGAAAGCCAGTAATATAGACCTTTACAATGCAATGATTGAAAAGGGAAAACTGGAAGCGAAGAGCGCACTTGATGAATCCTTGACAGATGTTAAGGCCGTTGAACATGCAAGGGGCGTGGAGGCTGGTAAAGTTGAAGGTGTGGAGATCGGTAAAGCGGAAGAGCGGACAAGGATTTCCGGTTTAACTGAATTGTCAAACGCTGGCAATAAAGACATGATTGATAAATTTATTGCAGATGGTAGTACCACGGCCCCGGATGCTGCTGTTGACATTTTGAAAGCTCAGGCCAAGGCGAGCAAAACAAAGTTGGAAAATCTCGAATCCGATTCACCCAATGCAGTTGATGCTGATAATGGAGCGGAAGGGATTGATGATGACAGTAGGAAAGGTCTGAAAGCCTTGGTTAAAGACTATATGGCAGAGCATAAATGCACTAAGGGTGTGGCAATTACTGCATGTTCTAAGTTGTATCCAAAAGCCAAAAACGACTTTATGGAAACTGTCAAGAAAGCACAGTAAATAGTAAAAAGTAAAAAGAAAGCATATAAAAAGTAAAAAGTAAAAAGAAAGCTAATTTTTATATATTTTAATCAAGGAGGTTGAAGAAAATGGGAAAAACTACAAACCCGTTAACGATGATTGCAAGCGTTGAATTGGCACAGAAGTTAAGGGTGTCTATTGTGGCCGGTACGGTTACAAGTCCACCGGAGGTAGCGATTTCCGGTGTAGGTGATCCGGGAATGGGTATCAATGAGGTTTTGACCGCTATTACTAAGCTGGCCGCTATTGAGCCTCTTAACAAAACAGGTACTCTTGAGATGGTAGCTAATGGTGCAATCTCTGAAGGCGAAGATGTATACCCTGCTGCCGATGGTAAGTGTTCAGCTACAGCCGCAGGAGGTAAATTTGGCAAGGCGCTGGAAGCTGCCACCGCAGATGGTGATATAATTGAGATCTTGGTATATCCGGTACCTATGCAGGTATCAGGGACAGCCGGGGTCACAAGTATTGCAACTACTGGTGCGACTTCAGAGTATATCATTGCAAAGCAGTCTGGATCTTTAGTTGGAATTGATTTCTCTAGTTTGGCCGCACTTGCCGCAAGTGATACTAATTATATCACATTCTCAGTGGTTAATCTTGGACAGGCTGGTGCCGGCAGTACGGCAATGCTTGCCGTTGATGATGCGAACACGACAAAAGCCACTGGCGGTGTAGCTCTTACCGCGAACAGCAAGAGGCAAATGACGTTACACGGTACTGCCGCAAATCTGCTGATAGTTGAAGGCGATAGGCTTCAGATTATAGCCACTGCAACCGGTACCCTTGTGGGTGCAGTTACAAGGCCAGTGTATAACGTAAAGATTAATTAGTAAATATATGCCAAGCAGGGAAAAGGGGAAAGCAGTGGCTCCAACCCCACGGGGCTCCGCATAACAGCCCCCTTTTCCCGGCCCCGGTTTCAGAATAGAAATAATATTATATTTTTATAGTAATCTAAAGAGGGAGGTTTAACAAATGCCAAGTCCAGAAACAACGGCTATTGTCAGAAATGATTTAGGAACCATTGCATGGGAATATGCAATGGAAGCTTCACAGCGTGGGTTTGTAGGATTGAGAATTTTTCCTACGTTTCAGACTCCAAAGAAAGAAGGTGAATACCCGGTGATTACCGTGGAAAGTTTCTTAAAATCTCAGAAAACTAGACGTGCGCCAAGGGCTGCATATAATAGGTCTGATTACACCTTCAAAAAGCAGACCTATTCCTGTGAGGAAGATGGTTTTGAGGAATTACTTGATGATTCAGAGCGTACGCTTTATGGCGATGCGCAGATAGACGCGGAGGCAATTGCTGTTATGCGTTCAGTTGATGTTATCTTGCGTAAGCAGGAGCAAAGATCAGTTGCATTGGCACTTGCAACTGCTTCCATTGCTAATGCGGCAGCAGCCGTTGCATGGAGTACAGCCGCTACAGCAACGCCGAGAATTGATGTACTGGCGGCGAAGGAAGCCATGCGTTCAGGGTTTGGTATCAAGCCGAATGTTATGGTAATTTCAGACGCAAGTAAAAACGATCTCTTGCTAACTGCCGAGATTACAGATGCATTGAAATATACCAATCCTATCGAGTTGGGCGGAGAAGCAGCACAGTTAGCGATCCTAGCTTCATACTTTGGTGTTGATGAGGTTATAATTGCAGATGCGCAGGTAGACGCGGCGAAAAAGGGTCAATCTAAATCTTTAACTGATGTATGGACAAATACTATATGTGGCCTGTATAAGGTGTCTAGTGGTAGAGATTTAAAAGAGCCTTCATTTGGTCGTACTATGCTATGGACAGGTGATAGCCCAGAAAACATAATGACTGAACAGTATAGGGCTGAATCCAATAGGTCTGATGTTTTCAGAGCAAGGCAGAACACGGATACAGTCTATACTTTTGTAGGTGCAGGTCGATTGATAACCGGTGTTTCCTGATCGGTATTAATTGATATATAATACATTCGAGTGGTCAGCTGGATAGTACTTATCCTTTCAGCTATTCCAGTTGGCCATTTGAACTTGAACCACTAACCTCTCTCATATAAAACCATGACACTAAAAGACATAATGAATGCGGATATTAAAAACGTATTTTTAAACCCTAAAGATTTTGCACACACATTTTTAAATGATCGTACCGGGTTAGAAATAAACGTTATATTTGATAATCAATTTGTCGTAGTTATTGAGGACGTGGAGGACACGGCCCCGGCAATTACGGTGGCAGATACAGACGTGTTGAGTATGGCACATGGAGACATATTCACTGATATGGATACCTCCATTACGTACAACGTGGTGGGCATTCAGCCGGACAATACAGGGTTTACAGTGTTGATATTATCAGAGGATTAATTTAAGGAGAAAAATAATATGAAAAAATTACATTTAAGTATATTATTTGCTTGCTTATTTGCATTTGCTACACCGTCTTACGGTTTATTTATTCCACCAGATCAACCGCAAAAAACAGCTTTTGGAGAAAACCTAGTAGGGCAATTATATCCTCAATTCCAGAATAGTTTTGAGTATACTGTAGACAATACCGACCTTACCGAAAATACCGTAGTTAATGGGGGAACCATAACACAGTCTTCAGCAATGGC